GGCCACGGCGAACCCGTGGTGGGGGAATCCGCCACCACCACCACCACCGCCACCGCCGCCGCCGCCGCCGCCACCGCCACCACCGCCACCACCGACCTGGGATGATTTCCAGGCCGATATAGATTTTTGCATCGCCCATCCCGGCTGGCTGACCGCGTGGGAACGCGAGTTTTTGACCTCCGTCTCGGGCCGCTTCAGCCTCTCGGAGAAACAGTTGGCCGTGCTGCACCGCATCAAAAGAAAAGTGACGACGAACACCGGGATGAATTTCTGACATGACGCCCTGGCACGTGGACGTTGGAGAAATCACGCGTTTCGTGCGGGCGCTGTTTCGTTACGCCGCGTCCGACAGCTACATTTCGCTGCGCGCGTTCGATCAGTTTGACCGCGGCGTGCCGCCAAAATTCATCCGCGCCGTGCGCGTCGACGGTTCTTTGGAGCCGGTCATCCGGGAAGCCTCCGTCGCCGCCGAGGAAACGGCGCAGGCCGATGAACCGGCGGTGTTCTGCCCGCCGATCGCGACGTTCGTCGGGCAGTGGCGGACCCGCGCCGCCGATCTCGTGTGCGGCCTCACGCTCTCCGTTGAACTGGACGAAGCGGACCCGGACGCCGCCCTGGTGCTGCTCAGCGGCATCCTGGGACCCGTGACAGTGGTCGTGCGCTCCGGCTCGGAGTGGGTCGACCCGGCGAGCGGTGAGGTGAAGCCGAAAGTGCATTTGCACTGGCGGCTGTCGGAGCCGACGACGACAGCGGAAGAACACGACCGGCTGCGCCAGGCGCGAGATCTCGCGATGATGCTCGCGGGCGGCGATCCCACGGCGGTGCCGATCGCGCATCCGCTGCGCTGGCCGGGGTCGTGGAACCTGAAGCGCGCGGATCACCCGGTGATGGCGCGCATCGCGGTGCTGAACGAGAGCGCGGAGATCCACCTGGACGACGCGCTCGAGGCCCTGGAGATGGCGGTGGACGCCGCCGGCGCGGCGCGGCGGCGCGAGATGCCGGGAACGGCGACCTCGGCGACGCCCGAGGCGCGGCTTTCCGATGTCCGCTCGGCGATGTCGGCGATCCCCAACCTCGGCGAGGCGGTGCACTACGCCGACTGGGTCCGTCTGGGTTACGCCGTCTGGCGGGCGTCCGGCGGCGGCGAGGACGGCTGGACGATCTGGGACAATTGGTCGCGTTTGTCCGACAAATACGACGCGACCGAGACGGAAGCGACATGGCGGCGCATCGGCGCCGCGATGGCGGGGGCAACACCGCCGAGGACGGTCGGCGCCGGGACGATCTTCTTCCTGGCGGCCGAGGCGGGTTGGACCCGCCCGCATCCGTTTCAGGATGCTCCACGTGGAGCGGCGGCGTCAGACGACGAGCCTGACGCCGGCGAGGCGAAGGCCGAGGCGAAGGCCGAGACGGAAACCGCCTGTCCGTCGTCCGATGTGGGTGACATGGACCTCGATACGCCGGCCCGCGAATGGCTCTATGACCGGGAACTGGTGCGCGCCTACGTCTCGGTCCTGGCCGGGACCGGCGGCGCCGGTAAGACCGCCTACGCGATGACGGTGGCGGCCTCGGTGGCATTGGGGCGTCCGCTGCTTGACGGCGGGCGGGTGCATCGCGCCGGGGCGGTCTGGGTGATCAACCTGGAAGATCCCCTGGACGAATTAAAGCGGCGCCTTCGCGCCCTGATGCTGCATCACGGCGTCACCCAGGCGGAACTGGCCGGCAAGATGTTCATGGACAGCGGACGTGACCGCACGTTCGTTGTCGCCATTCGCGACCGAGGGAGCCTCATTGTCGCGCCAATCGTCGCCGCCATGGTCGCGGAACTGAAGCGGCGAGGAATCACACTGCTGATTGTCGACCCGTTCGTTGCCTCGCACGAGGGCGAGGAAAATCGCAATGAGGAAATGGCTTTCGTCATGAGCCTCTGGGCGCGCATCGCGAAAGAAGCAAATTGCGCGATCTGGCTGATCCACCATTTCCGCAAGGGCGGGCAGGCGGGTGACGCCGAGGCCATCCGCGGCGCGGGTGCGATTCAAGGTGCCGCGCGCGTGATGCACACGCTCTCGGCGATGACCCCGGAAGAGGCACGCGCCATCGGCGTGCCGCGCGACGATCGCGGGTTCTACGTCCGGCACGACAATGTGAAGGCCAATATGGCGCCGACCGCGATTAAGGCCGACTGGCTGCGCCTCGTCTCGGTCGCCCTGGGAAATGCTTCCTTGACCTACCCCGAGGGTGATCACGTGCAGGCGATGGAAAGCTGGGCACCCCCGAAGATGCTCGACGGGCTGACCTGGGACCAGATCGCCGCGATCCTGGGCGAGATCGACCGCGGACCTGGTGGGGGTGAGTACTACGCCATGGCGCGACAGGCGCGTGAGCGATGGGCCGGCGGCGTCGTGATGCGTCACACCGGTAAGGGGACTTCTCAGGCGACCGAATTGCTGAACCGCTGGCACTCCAATGGGGTGCTGACGACCGGGGAATATCTCTCGCCGTCATTGCGACGCTCATCCGCCTGCGTGCGAGTGGACCAAGTGAAGCTCTCAGAAATGAGACAGGTTTTCGAGGGAAAAGCCGATGCCGCGAACTTCTGTTGAAAAGAAGTTCGGAGAAGTTCGGAGAAGTTCGCGGCGAACTACGCCAGCGAACTTTGGGGGGGGGGTATATAATACCCCCCCCCCCCAAAGAAGTTCGCGGCTTGGAAAGTTCGCCGCCCAGAAGTTCGCGACCGATGAAAACGAGACAGGTCAAGGAAAGGAGGGGGAGCGAATCGACCAACAAAATACCCAGTGTGTGTTTTTTTTGATACGAAGGAGAGATCGATGTTGGTTTTGATGTCACGGGCCGTGAAGGGACAGGAACTGGCTGATTCCAGGACGGGTCAGCGATTTACGTGTGTCGGCGCGGCCGGCCATGTGACCAGGGATGGGCGGCTTGTTTACCTCGATGTCTGGCGATCGAACTGCTGGGAATGCGGCGCGTCGTTCGAGCAAAAGACCGCTGTGCCGATGCTCGCCGTGAACAAACGGTGCCGCGAACATCGTCTGCCGGGAATCTGGACAAGAGCGAAAAATCAGGAGGACGGGGAATGACGGTGGTGAACAAGGCGCGATCGGCCGAGGACGCCAATCGATTCAGGCTGGCGCTGGCGCCGGTGGACGAGGCGTTCCACCGCTCGGAACAGCGATGGGGCGTGTCGCGCCTCGAGCGGCTTGTGAGTACCCCGACGCTGGCGAGCTATCAGCGCGGCTGGGAGCGCTACCGGGTGGCGCTGGAGGAATGCGACGCCGCGGCGGTCGAGGAGGTCGGCCCCCTGATGATCCAGGCGCTGGCGTTCATGGACGCGGAAGCATCGGCCGCCGGGCACGCGCCGCTCGACCCGGTCACGTGGGAAGCGCCGATGTCCGATGGGGCGGTGCTGGTCGTTGTCAGGACCAACGCCGAGGCGATCGCCGTCCAACGCGCCGCGCTGAGCATCGGCTCAGCCCCGCCGCCGCTCGATGACCGCCTGCCGCCAGACCTCGCCCTCGCCGTTCGCGCGATCCATGAGGGACGTCGGCTGGAGGTGTGGACGCTCGCCGAGATCGTCCGGCTCATCGAGGCACACGCCGGACCCGTCGAGGCCAACCCACGCCGCGCGAGGCGCTGGGAGGGCTCTGACGCCCCCACGGGCGTCCAGGCCGATGAAGGGGCCGCCGCCGATCTCGCCCGCCGTGGGTGGCCTCTGGACGCCCCGCTGGCGACCGGCGCCGGCACGGACGCCGCGCCCCGCCCGCCGGCGAACGGGCCGGACCTCGGGTACTGATCGCCCTCGTCAGCCTCATGCCGTCGGCGCTACAGCGGTTTTTACCCGCGTCCCGCTACCTGGATACCGGGGAACCTCTCCGTCGCCTCCAGCCTCTTACGCTATGCAAGGAAGCCCATGATTGATTTTCACCTGACCTCCGGCACCAATGGATCGACCATCGCGACCCACGAGGGACAAACCGCGCGGGGACACGATCCATGTCGCACGATCGCCCGCGATCTGGTCGAGGCCGGTACGCCCGATCAGCCCTGGCGCATGCTTCGCGATGGAAAACTGGCCATGAGCGGGAAATCGCTTCATTGGCTCGCCGCTACCGTCCTGTCCGAAACCGATAGAGGATTCCAACGGGCGTGGTGGAAGCAACACCCGAATGCTTCGCCGCGGCCGGTTCTCGCGGCCATCGTCGCTGAGCAAAAAGCGCGCCGGGCCTGAAAAACCCCCGCCGAGGTTGGCGAGCCTTCGTCACTGAAACGGTCACTGGTCCCAAACCCGCCGCGGTGCGAAGAAAGGGTCGCCGTAACCCTTAACCCACGGGAGTGAAAACCATGGCCGCCGTGCCAATCCAGATCGATGGCGTAATGTATCCGCAGGAACGCGGCTCCGTGCCGCGCCCGGTCAAAATGACGATTCTGGGCCAGGCGAGCATCTGGGGCCTCTCGGTCGGTGGCGGGCCAATCGTGCCGCCCCCGGTCGATCCCCCGCCGATCGACGCGCATCCCGAACACCCAATCGTCTTGCCGCCCGACCCGCCCCCGGTGCTGCCGCCAGATCTGCCCGACCCGGTGCCACCCTCCACTGTCGTCAAACAACCGCCGGTCACCGGTGGGTGGGCGCTGAACTCGACGGAGGGGGGCCAGCTTTACTGGTCATATTACCCCGGCGCGGGAGCCATGGCGCCGAAGCGGTAATACGTCACGATACCGAAACCGTGTATCGGTCTCCAGACCGATACACGGTTTCGAGGCGCGGCGCAAGGATCAGCCGGGCGACGTGTTCCAGCCGAGCGGAAGATCGGCGAGCGAGTGGATGCCCTGGGTGCGAACGATGGCGCATCGCCCCACGACGCCAGTGCCGGGAAACAGGTCATGAATTTCGTCGCCCCGGCGCACGTTCAACACGTCCATGAGCCAATGAACGAAGGCTGGCGGCTTCGCTCCGATCAGACCTTTTTTCATCGTCACCTCGTGCGAGAACCAATCGCGGATCGTCGGTTGTGATCGTTCACGCCGCCGGCCGCCGCGGACGATCACCGGCTCCCAGGCATACGCCACGCCGACATTGGGTTTGAACACCGCGAAAGGCTTCACCCATGACAGTACGCGGACATCCGCCGGGCACATCGGTAGCAGGACGCGGAGTGAGGGCGACGCCGCCGATAAAGCCCATCCGTCAGGGTATTCCGCCACGAGGCGCGCGATCAGAGCCTCGTGCCATGCCGGATCATCGCAATCACGCGCGTCAGGATGATGCTTCGCGTAATGTCGCTTCCCGGACCCGAGATAGGGAGGGTCGGCGTAAGCGAATTTCATGCGCCGGGCGGCCGGTAGGCGTTGACGGTGTGCCATATCTCTGGTGGTTCGGGCTCGGGGACCGTCGGCGTGGCCGGGACAGCCGCCTGGGCCGGTGGCGCCACCGGACGCGCCGGACGGATTGTTGGCGACCGCTTCGCCGGTTTGCTCACGGGCCTGCCGCGCTGAAACGTCAGCGCGGGCATTGGAATCGCGGCGACGGCGGCCGCCATCGCCTCGACCCAGGTGAGAACCTCGGGCGGCGGGTCGTCCACCAGCCAACTCTGACACGTCCGCGGCGTGCAGCCCAACGGATGCGCCAGCGATGCCGCCGAGCGCCCGAGGATGACCAGAGCGGCGCTCAGACGGTGCGCGGGGGTCATGATGTTTTTCCTTTGTGTTTGGGAATAAGTGCGTTGAATGTGATGATTTAAACTGTTTTTTTCGTTCAGTTCCGCCACCATCGCCTCGGCCTCGGCCAACGCGCGCCGGTAATGCCGTCGGTTTCGACAACGGCGACATTGCGATAGCGCCCAAATTTGGCGGCTTTGCCGGATACTTTGGCGGAAGAGGTCATCACGATGTAGTTGCTCATTTTGGTTTTTCCTTTGACGCGCCAGCGGATCGTCCGGCTGGCGTGAGCGGTATATTGCGCGATATGCGAAAATAAGCAAGGGGAAAATTCCGCGTGGCGAAAGGAAATCTGACGCGGTAGCATGATGTGACCGCGTCAATAGGGCCGCCGCGCTGACTGGCGCCCTCGGTGGGTAGCGTGATAGTAGCCTCGATCAGCCTTCGCCCGGACTCCGAGAACGGGCGACGGTCAGGGCCGGCGCCGGGTGCTTGACACACCCGCCCGGCCCGGTTGATGCTCCGCGGCATCCTTTGATGAAGTTGCATAACCTCGGGTCGAATGCGTGTGGCATTCGGCCCTTTTCTTTTCGCGCGGAAATCCGCCATATTCTCGCGCCGTGAGTGACGCGATCCAAAATCCGACGGTGAAGCCGCCGCCGCATCGGTGGCGGCCAGGGGAGTCAGGCAACCCAAAAGGGAAGCTGAAATCGGCGGTCAATGTCTCGGCGTTGGCGCGTCTTCATGGGCCAGCTTGCATCGATGTTTGCGTGGCAATGCTCAAGCATAAAGAAGCAAGGTGGAGACTGGCGGCGGCGACGGCTCTGCTTGATCGCGGCTATGGTCGGCCATCGCAAGAACATGCCGAGGCCATCAATTCGCAATCGTTCACCTTCTTGCACCTCGTCGCCGCGCAGGCGTCGGGCGAACAACTGCGCGCGGCGCTCTTACAAATGCGCGGCGGTGGCGCCGCTCCGGTGCTGGAGCATGACGATGAAGACGCCGGAACGATCGACGGCGAGCCGCCGGACGACATCATGGCGCCCGCGTTGGAGTGACGGAAGATGAGCGGCAAAGCCGAGGCGAAGCCGTTCGACTGGGCCGCCGCCATCGCCGCCGCGGATAATCCGTTCGCCGTCGCGATGTCGCGCTATAACCGGGCGCCGATCGCCTTTGTCCGTGAGGTGTTTCACGCGCGGCCGGACCCGTGGCAAACGGCGGTGCTGCGCGCTCTGGCGCGCGGTCACACGCGCATCGCCGTTCGTTCCGCTCACGGTGTCGGCAAGACCTGCCTCGCCGCGTGGGTGATGCTCTGGTTCATCTGCACCCGCGCGCCGTTCAAATGCGTCATGACGGCGCCGACCGCGCCGCAGCTGTTCGACGCGCTCTGGCCCGAACTGATGTCATGGTTCAAACGGCTGCCGGAACGATGGCGCGATCTTTGGGTCGTTACGTCTGATCACATATCACTCAAATCGGACGCGGAAAGTTTCATATCGGCAAGAACATCGAGACCGGAACAACCTGAGAGCCTTCAAGGCGTGCACGCGCCCCATGTGCTACTTGTTTGTGATGAGGCCTCGGGTATTCCAGAGCAGGTTTACGAGGCCGCCGTTGGCTCGATGTCTGGCGCGGGCGCCATAACGCTGCTGATCGGCAATCCGACGCGCGCGACGGGCATGTTCTGGCGCGTTATGAACATGGAACGGGATCGGTGGTTCTGTATGAAAGTGTCGGGGCTGGACAGTCCGCGTGTTGACCCGTTGTTCATCGAGGAAATAGCGGAACGATACGGACGCGATAGCAATGCGTTCCGGGTGCGCTGCCTCGGCGAATGGCCGACGGCTGATGACAATACGCTGATCGGCGCCGATCTGGTGGACAGCGCGATGCTGCGCGACATCGAGCCGGACATGACGGCGGCTGAGATCTGGGGCGTCGACGTGGCGCGGTTCGGCGATGACAGTTCGACGCTGGTCAAGCGCCGCGGCCGGGTGGTGACCGAGATGCCTCGGTCGTGGCGGCAGGTCGACACCATGCAACTGGCCGGCGCGATCAAAGCGGAATGGGATCTCTCCGTGCGTTCGCGGCCGGCGTTGATCGCGATCGATGTGGTGGGCATCGGCGCCGGGGTGGTCGACCGGCTGCACGAACAGAACTTGCCGGTGCTGGGCGTGAATGTGGGCGAGACGCCGTCGACGGTGGGGCGGTATGCCCGGCTGCGGGACGAGCTTTGGGTCAGGTGCAAGGAATGGCTGGAGGGCCGCAATGTCCGGTTGCCGAAGCATGATCGGCTGCGGCAGGATCTGACCGCGCCGAAATACATGTTTCTGTCGGATGGACGTTTGCAGATCGAGCAAAAGACGCTGATGCGGGCGAGGGGGTTGCCGTCGCCGGATTTCGCCGACGCGTTGAATCTGACGTTTGTCGAGGCTGGTTTGGGCGTCGCGTCGGGGATGACCTCGGGGTTGCACGACGCGATGCCGGTTCGGATGGCCATACCGGGGATGGAATGACAATGCCGGATGGTGTTGATCAGGTTTGGGTAGCGGAACGGTTCGCGCGCAAGGCGCCTTTCCCGTGGTTTGGCGGAAAATCAAAGGCGGCACCGCTGGTTTGGTCGCTGCTGGGGGATGTTGATCATTACGCTGAGCCGTTTGCTGGCAGTCTCGCGGTGCTGCTGGGGCGGCCGCATCCATGTAACCGGGCGTATTATTCCGAGACGGTTAATGATCTCGATGGCTTTGTCGCCAACGCGTGGCGTTCGCTGGCGTTGTCGCCGGGGGCGACCGCCGAGGCGGCATCGTGGCCGGTGAGTGAGTGTGATAAATCGGCGCGTCAGATTGCGCTGTTGCGATGGCGTGACGAGGTCGCATTGGAGCGATTGGCGGGTGATCCTGAGTGGCACGACGCGAAAATAGCGGGTTGGTGGCTGTGGGCTGTCGCGGTGCAAATCGGCGCGTTCACGGGTGACGGGCCGTGGACGGCGGATCGGGTGACGGGGCGGATCGTGAAACAGGCGCGTGGGCTGCGCGAGCCGGGTGTGTCTCGCGATCGGCCAGAGCTTAATGGGCGCGGTGTGGACAATCAGACGCTACGGGAGCCGGGGGTGTGTCGCAATCGACCAGAGATCATCAGTGGTGGCCGGGGTGTGAACGCGCAGACGCTGCGCGAGCCGGGTGTGTCTCGTGAGGTTCCGCACATCTCCGCCGATGGCCGGGGTGTGAACAATCAGACGCTACGGGAGCCGGGTGTTAAGCGCGACCGTCCGCACATCTCCAATAACGGTGCAGCTGTGAACAATCAGACGCTGCGTGAGCCGGGTGTTTGTGACGAGGCGGCATATTATCATCCGACGACGATGCCGAAGCTGCGCGCGTGGTTCGCTTTGCTCTCGGCCCGATTGCGTCATGTCCGCGTGCTCAATGGCGATTGGTCGCGGCTTTGCACGACGGGTGCGTTGCATACGTTGATGGTTCGCCGGGGCGGCCATGTCGGCGTATTTCTCGATCCCCCTTACGCTGACGATGTGCGTGTTGGCGGCCTTTACGCGCATGACAGTGGCGCCGTGACGGAAGCGGTGCGCGATTGGTGCGTCAGGAACGGGGATAATTCGAGCCGGCGGATCGTGCTGGCCGGCTATGACACTGAGCATGTCGGCCTGGAGGCGCATGGCTGGTCGGTTCACGAGTGGTTCGCGCACGATGATTTTTTGAGTGGTGGGATGGGGGATCAGCAGCATCGGGAGCGGCTATGGGCCTCACCGCATTGTCTGGTGAAGGCGCGCATGCCGCAGATGGAGTTGTTCGCCTGACGCGGGAGAGGTGAGATGCCGGGATTGTTGGGCGGCGATGATGACGAGGACTGGCGGGCGCCGCTGAGTCCGGTGCGGACGCCGGGGGATAATGGCTCGCTGATCGTGCCGGGCCAGGATCAGTATGGCGAGCCGGGCGCCGGGCTGGCGCGTCGGTTCTCGAACTATGCTGGCGCCGGATTGGCTGATCTTTACCGGGGCGTGTCGGATTATATCGCGCGCCAGCAGCAGGATGCGCTGGATAAGGGTTTGTGGACGGGCGGGCAGGCGTGGGAGGGCGGGCATCAGACGGCGGCCGGTTCCGCTGATCAGGCGATGCAGATGGCCAGTCTGTTGGGTTCGATTAAATCCATTCCGCGTTTGTCGGGTATTCGCTTGTCGCCTGATGGGACAATCCTGTCTGGTGGCGGCTCAGTGGGAAAAGTGAAGTTTGAACATGGGGATCAGGCTTCGCGGATCGCGGATATTCAGATTGATCCATCCATGCGGAACCAGGGTATTGGGTCGGAAGTGATCCGCCAGATTCAGGATGAAGCCGCGGCGCGCGGCAATCCGGTGGTGTTGAGTACAGATGCGTTTCGTGGCCGTCAGGCCCAGATTGATCAGCGGCGGCTTTATGATCGATTGGGCTTTGTTCCCAATACTGGATCGGGTGCGGTTTCAGAGCGGATCGGTGGGAAGCGGGTCGCTGAAGAATTGGTTTGGCGGCCATTTGACGGCGGGGAGGAACAGCAATGAGCGGCATCCAGAGCGGCGCCCAGGCACCGCTTCCGCCAGGCCCGGTGCGGCCGGGCATGCCGGAAGGCGGTCTGCCCGAGGCTGGCGGGCTCTTACGTCCCGGTGGCGGCTCGGGCATGGGCATGATGCCACCGGGCGGCATGATGGGACAGATGGGTGGCGGCATGCCGCCGCCGATGCCGCAAATGGCGATGATCCCCGGTCAGCCGCCGCAGTTGCATCACGTGTTCGCCAACCTCGTCAAAGGCCCGTCGGAATACGACATGCCGGACGACGTGGACGCGTCGATCCCGGCGCAGATGCGGCCGTTCGCCGCCGGGTTGCGGCCGGCGTTCCAGCCGCCGGGCGTGGCGTGGCAACAGGAATACATCTACGAAAGACTGGGTAAGACTGACAGTGAGATCGCCACGACGGCGCGGTATTACTTGCAAATAGCGCAGCAATACAATGACACGCTCAGTAGTGACCGGGTTCTCGCGTCGCGTTACTACAGCGGGGCGCCGTTTGGTGACGAGGTGGCGGGCCGGTCGCAGCTTGTCATGACGGTCGTCAGGGACACGGTGCGCTCTGTGTTGCCGAGCATGCTGCGGGTGTTCACGGGTGTTGAGGACCCGGTGCTGTTCGAGCCGATCTCGAACGAGATCGCGGGCGACGACAAGATGGCGACGACGTTGAGCCGGCAGGCGACGGATTATTGTCGGTGGGCGTTGATGGTCGCGAATGATGGCTGGCAGGTGTTGCACGACGCGTTGCTGGACGCGTTGGTCCGCAAGGCGGGATGGGTGCGGTGGCACTGGGGCGAGCGGAACGCCATTCGGACCGAGGTGTGCGAGAACCTGTTGATGCCGCAGCTTCAGTTGCTGCTGGCCGAGCCGGGCATCCAGGCGCAGCGGCTGGTGCGTCGGCCGATGTCGCCGACGGATATCCAGTTGCTTCAGAAGATTCCCGAGGCGGCGATGTATCTGAGCCAGGGCGGGGCGCCGGAATACTGGTCCGCGACGCTCACGCGGGCGTCCAGCCAGTCCTGGCCGACCATCCGGTCGGTGCCGTCCGAGAGCGTCTGGATCGTGGCCGACGCGCCGACGGTCGCCGAGGCGCGGGCGGTGTTCCAGGTCAGGGACGTGACGGCGGGCGACCTGATCGAGATGGGCCTGCCGGCGGATCAGGTGTTGCGGCACGCGTCGACCTCGTCACAGGACACACGGTTACGAACGGAGCGAACGGCGCGGGATTACGCTTCGGGATCGAACACGCAGGGCGCGCCCCCGAATGACCGCTCGATGTCCGTCGTTCGTTACGCCGAGGGGTGGATCAGGTGCGACGCCGACAATGATGGACGGGCGGAATTGTTGCACGTTCATATGCTGGGGAATGGTGGCGATCTGATCCAGTGGGATCGGTGTGACGAGATACCGTTGGCGTGTTTCACGCCGTTCCGCGAGCCGGGGCGGGTCATTGGGTTGTCGCTCGCCGACATGGTGATGGACTTGCAACGGACGGAAAGCCGCGTGATGCGGGCGACGTTGGACGGTCTGGCGCAATCGATGTTCCCCCGCACGGTCGTCACGATCGGGCAGGTCAACATGGCTGATGTCAGGCAGACGGCGATTGGATCGATCATCCGCGCCTCGCAGGCGGGCGCCGTCACCGAGCTTGTGAAGCCGTTCAGCGGTCAGGACGCGTTGCCGGTGTTGGAGGTGCTGGAGAGCGTTCGGCAGTCGCGCACCGGGATCACGCGGGCGAGCCAGGGCCTGACGATCAACGAATTGCAATCGACGGCGCCGGTCGCGGTGGAGCAGCAGACATCGGCCGCGCAGGATCGATTGGACATGATGGCCAGGACGTTGGCCGAGACGGGACTGGCGCCGCTTTATTCCGGGCTGCTGAAGATGATGGCGCGGCAGCAGGATCGGCCGAATGTCATCCGCCTGCGGGGCGAGTGGATCACGGTTGATCCGCGGGCATTGGCCACGCAGTGGCAGGCCAGCGTGAATGTCGGTGGCAAGGGCATGCCGGCGGAACGGCTGGCGATGCTGGCGCAGATCGCGGGTAAGCAGGAAATGCTGATACAGCAAGGCGGTCTGAACAACCCTCTGGTCGGCGTGCCGGAATATCGCAACACGCTGGCCAGGATGCTGGAGACGGGGGGCATCGGCGACGTATCGAGCTACTTCAGGCCGCTCGATCCGGGGTGGAAACCGCCGCCGGATACGCCGCCGCCGCCTGATCCGAGCCTGATCCTCGCGCAGGTGCAGCAGGTCAAGACAAGTGCCGATCTGGAGAACACGCGGGCCGAGGCGCAGACCAAGAGAGCCATGGCTGTCAATGACGATGATCGCGAGCGGTCGCAGGTCGCGTTGAACGCGTGGGTGCAGGCGTGGAACATCGCCGCGCAGCACGGCGTGCCCATGCCGTCGTTGCAGGAGTTCCAGGCGGCGATGAAGACGCATGTGCCGCCGGTTGGGCTGCTTCCCGGTCCTGGGGCGCCGCCGCCGCCGACCTCGCCCGCGCCGCCGGCGACATCGGCGCCACAGCAACCGCCGCAGCCCCCGCCACCACCCGGTGGGGGTCGCATGCCTGGGATGGTTGGTCCGGTCATGCCCAGGCCCCCGCCGCCAGTGTCCCCGCCGCCCATGGCGCCGATGGCGCCGGGTGGCGGTGGCGGCGGGGATATGGCGGGACGGATCGCCGCGCAGCAGGGCCTTCAGGGGCGTGGGCTGCCGACGGCGTATGGGCAGATCGCCAATCGGGCGGCGTTGTCGTCGCTGTTTGGCCCCGGCGGCCCGCGCATGCCGCCGCCGAGCGGTGGCGGCAGTTACCTTGAGCCGCGCCCCGGAGGGCCGGGAAACGCGTGAACTGACGCGGGAGAAAAAAGATGCGACTGAATAAGGAAGATTGTGAATCATTGCGGCGCCGGATCAAGGGCATCGCTGACGATATGAATGACGCGCGTCGCAATGGCGGCTCTCCACCGCTTGGAGGTGAGGCGGTGGCGAATGTCATGCTGGCGTATCGTCATTTGGAAGATGCCAGTATGCGTCTGGGCAAAGCGCTCCAGGCGATCGATGGCGGTATCTCGGTCTATGACCGAGGTCAGGTGCCTGGAACTTTCTCGCGTGAGTGACGTCGCGACGCAGAGCTATATCCTGGGGCTCAGTGACCAGGAGGTGAACGCGCTCAACATCGAGGCCGGCGAGGCGCGTCGGTTGCTTGACGATCCGTCCTTGTGGGCGGTGCTGCGGCAGATCGAGCAGGCCGCCGTTTACTCGGCGCTGAACGACGACGACGCGGCGACGCGCGAGGTTCGGCGGCACGAAGCGGCGGCGTTGCAGCGCATCCGGCAGAACCTGCACGATCGCGTTCAGACGGCATTACTTGTCGCGCACGTGCGCGCCGCGGGGAAACAATTCGAATGAGTGAAAGCACCACATCAGCCCCACCACCGTCAGGCGCTGAAGGCACCCCCGCGTCGGCGCCACCGGCCGCCGGGCTTGGTCCTGGGATCAGCGTTTCCGATGCCGCGCGGATGCTGGCGCAGCAGCGCAGGCAGCCCGCGCAGGGTGCGCCGGTTAGCGCGCCGACCGCGCCGGTTAGTGCGCCGGGCGCGCCGAGTGGCGGAACGCCCGCCGCGCCGGTTAGTGCGCCGACCGCGCCGGTTGACGCCGCGGCTTCCATCCGTGAGGCCCTCGGTCTGGGACCGCCGACCGCCGGGGGCAGTTACCTCGAGGCGCCGTCGGTGCCCGCGCAGCCGGGCGCGGGTATGGCGGGGATGGAGATCGGCGGCCGGTATTACGACGCCGAGGCGATCCGCCGCGGCTTCATGATGAACGCGGATTATACGACGAAGACGCAGGAACTGGCGCGGCAGAGGCAGGCGGTCGAGCAGCAGCAGCAGGCGTTGGCGACGGTGCTGCCTTACATCCAACCCGAGATCGAGGCCGTCCGGCAGCGTCTGGAAGGGGTCGCGAAGCCTGATCCGGCGCTGATCGAAACCAATCCGCAAGAGTTTCTGCGGCAGCGCGATCGGTGGGAAGCGAGCCAGTTGGAGCAGCAGCGGCTGGCCGGCCTGACGCAGATGCAGAGTGAAGCATCGCAAAGGGTCTTCGCGCAGCAGGTCGAGGCGGGGCATCGGGCGCTGGTCGCCGAGTTCCCGGAGTGGGCCAACGAGGCCACGCGGACGGCGTGGCAGACGCGGCTGGCCGAGTGGGGCGAGGGCAACGGTTATTCGCGCGCCGAGATGCGCCAGTTGGCCGACCCGCGCCAGGTCAAATTGATGATGAAGGCGATGGTTTTGGATTCCATGCAGGCTGGGACGCTGACCCGTTCGCCGGCCGCGCCTACGTCATTCGCTCCACGTGGAGCGCCGCCGCCGGCGGCTCCCGCCGCGGCGGTGCAGCGCGCGTCAGACGCGTTCGACGCGCGGCCGGACTGGCGCACGGGCGCGGCGCTGTTGGCGGCCCGGCGGCAACAGGGGCGGTGACGCGCGTCGTGTGATGCCGGGTCTTTACCCTTGGATGGTCGCTCGGATCTGTCCGATCCTGGATGAGGACGCCGACGAGGAATTATTGGCGCTGCTGGGGCGCGACAGTGACCCGGAGGATTACCCAGAGAGGCACGAGTACGACGGACGTGACCGCGATCCGCCGCTGACGTTCGCGGAACGCGAGCGCAATCGCCGTCTGCGCGAGATCGAACTGGCGAAATACGCCGCTCAGCAGGAACGGTGGAAGGCGGAACGGGAACGGGACGGCGAGCGTCGGGGGGCGTTGGCGAAGGAACGAGCGGCCCAGCGGCGGGCGGAATCCAACGCGGAGTTGCGTGCCGCCAACGCGGCGGCACGAGAGGCATATCGGCAGCGGTGCCAGGACGAGCGGTCGATGTGGGAAGGTATGCTTATCGGCGCCGCCGAGCGGGTGCGCGGCACGCCGCACGAGGCGCGGATGTTGCCTGACCTGGAGCGGGATCTGGCGACGATCCGCTCGTTTCCACCTGGCCCGATCCCCTGGATGCTGAATGCCGAGCGGTTTGAGGCCGAGTTTCAGCGACGGCTGGGAGCCACCTGACGGTTGACAGGCATAAATCCCTTGTCATAAGCCTGCCATGTCGTCGGTCGGAGTGGGTTTGCCCTTTACCCATGACCCGGCCGGCGGGACGTGCCGTCGCCCAGGCTTTGACCGGGCCGCCTCGCAACACGCCCCGGAGTGACGAGCTTCGTCACCACCCGGTGAAACGCCCGAGGCGGGCATCATCGCCATCGCGAACCAATCAATTCGGTTCAATCCGGGTGCGTCTTTTGACGCTCGCCCGCGCGATGGAGTGAGATGATGGCCGTCCCGAGTATGGGCGCAACACCCACCAACACGTATCTTGAGCCAGCCGCCGTCGGCGTGAAGGAAGATCTGGCGGATATCATTTATCGGATCGACCCGGACGAGACGCCGTTTCTCTCGGCGATCGCGCGGGTGAACAGCAATCAGGTGATGACGGAATGGTTGGTTCAGGCGCTGGGCGCGGCGGCCGACAACGCGCAGCCCGAAGGCTTCACCGCCGTGATGCACGTCGTGACCAAGCCGACGCGGCTCAACAACATCTGCCAGATCATGGCGCGCACCGTCGGCGTGTCGAACACATTGCGCGCGGTCGATATGGCCGGCGGTGAAGACGAATATAACCGCCAGGTCGTTTTAAAAGGGATGGAGATCAAGCGCGATCTGGAACTCGCCATTTCCTCGCCGCTGATCAAGACGATTACCGACCCGCGCCATATGTCGGGGTTGCCCACCTACTGCACCAACGGATCGAGGGGCGCGGGCGCGGGCGTCATGCCGATCGGTGACGGGACCAACGCCGGCACCGCCGGAACGGCGCGGGATCTGACGTTGGACATGGTCAATCAGGCGATGCAACAGGCGTGGAACGCGGGCGGCAAGCCGACGCTCGCCATCATGTCGGGCAACATCAAGAACTACTTCGCCACGCTGTCGCAGGGTGGCGCCGGCAATGCCATCGTGGCGCAGAACATCGTGCAGGCGTCGCCCACCGGGCAGATGACCATCCAGGGCGCCGTCGATGTCTTCCGCACAAACTTTGGCACGCTGCAACTGGCCCCGGATCGGTTCTGCCCGGCCAATCAGATCCTGGGTATCACACCTGATTTTTGCGAACTGGCACCGTTGCCGGGACGCGATATCATGACTGAGGAATATTCCAAAAGTGGAGACAATACGCAGGGAGGTGTGATTTTTGAAGGTTGTCTCAGGCCGACCGCTCCGAAGGCGCATTTTTGGATTTGCGACCTCAACCAATAGCATACTCAGGAGTGGGCCTTTGCTTCATTCTTTAGTATACTCAGAGGTTAGCTTGTTGCATGTTCTCGGAATGAGAAAAGCAACTCGCTGGCAAGATCGTGTAACCCTGGAGCCGGATACTGGCTGTTGGTTATGGCAAGGGCGCGTGGATCCTGGTGGTCATGGGCAATTCACTCGTGGCGACAAGGTGTTACGCGCTCACCGGGTGGCATGGGAGGAGACCAATGGGCCTGTCCCGGACGGGTTTGTTGTCGTGCATACCTGTGGTGTTCGGTCGTGTTGTAATCCAGAGCATATGTTTTTAATGACCGTTGCGGATTTGCGGAAATCCGAGGCGATGCCATGGCGGGAGCGCATTAAAAAACAATTGGGAGGCTGTTGGCTTTGGACCGGGTCAATCAATAAAGATGGTTATGGGCAGGTCAGGATCGATAAACAAACACGGAAAGTCCATCGCTTGGTTTGGGAGGAGATCAATGGACTGATCCCGGATGGTCTGAATGTGTGTCATCGTTGTGATGTGCCTGCCTGCTGTAATCCGGATCACCTTTTTCTGGGAACACAGCAAGACAATGTTACCGATATGGTTAACAAGGGGCGTTTTAAGGGCGGCTCGTTTTTGAACGCGCTCAAAACCCATTGTCCACAAGGGCATGAATATACGCCGAGAAACACGATGACTTACAACGGTATGCGATCATGCCGTCAATGCATGAATGACCGTTCAGCACGATATCAGCGACCAAAGCGAGTTCAATGACAGACCGCATCCTGTATGAACGCGACGACCCGCTGACCAGCCGCCGTACCGAGGTGGTGATCGACAGCGACACCGGGTTGCCGCTGATCGTCCGCTACATGAACACGAAGCCGATCGTTGAAAGCGCCAAACGACTGGCCTCGAACTTTGATAAGCACCGCAAGAACCCGCACGGCGTGACGCACGTCGCGCGGATCGACATCAATACGTGGGCGCAACTGACGCGGCTTGGGATCACACGTGACGAGAAAGCGTTCAACGTTTGGCTCGACAGTCGCGAGGCGATGTATTTTCGTTGTGACGACAGAAGGAAACTCTGAGGATGGCACTGGCGACAGAACAGACCACCGTGGGGCAGATGGGGCCGGCGCCGGGAACCGCGGCGCCGATCGTGGCGAAGCCTCACCTGATCGAGGGGACCGACCCGATCTATTTGGCGAAGTTGTATCCGAAAGAGGCGATGGAGGGCGGTAAGGCGCTGGAGAACGCGGCCATCGCGGCGGGCGAGGCGGCTCATGCGGCGGGTGAGCATCTGATCGCCGCGCAGCAGGCCGAGGAAAATTCGCCAACGCCTGAGCCGCTCGCGCCGCGACCGCCGCCAGAACCCGCCCCCGCGTCGACGAAGCATCGGTAAGCGGGGCCATGGCGGCTGACTTCCAGCAGCTTCAGGATGACGTCCTGTCGTGGATGACGCGGCGCGACATCGTCAATTTGATTCCCGGCTGGCTGTTGATGCTCGAGGCCGAGATGGCCGAGACGTGCCGCACCCGTTGTCAGGTCACGTTTGGCGATCAGATCATTGACGGCCCGTCGGTCACCATGCCGCCTGACTTCGCGGCGATGGAGAGCATCCGGGACGTCGCGACCGGGGAGTTGCTTGACCTCGAGGACGAATGGACAGGCCACTGGGCGGCGGGCGACTGGAACACCGTGGCACCTGTCTCCCCGGTCGGCGGCCTCGTCACCGCCTATCGGCTCACGGGGAATTGCATCGAGTGGTTGCCGCATCCGATGATTCCCGATCCGCCGGACCCGTCTCATGTGTTCCAGTATGTACGGATGGGCTGGTATCAGAAACCAACGCCGCCGCTGACGCTGCCGTCCAGCACCAACCCCATCCTGCAAAATCATTACGCGATCTATTTGTTCGGCTTGTGCAAGTATGCCGCGATGTGGGCGTTGGATGACGATCGTTTGGCGCAGATGGATGCCGCGTTCCAGCAGCAGGTGACACGGGCAAACCTTTGGAAGCAACAAAGCGATTTTTCAGGCGCCCCGTATCGCGCGCCTCTGCCGGTGGCGTTCTGAATGCCCGGCTCGGCGACATCCTACCTGCGGACCAAGGTGCTGGGGCATACGCTGGCGTTCGCCGCCTACGCCGAGCCCGCCGGTATCTGGCTGGGGTTGTGTACGACGGTAACGCCGCCCACGGCGACGGCGCCGGGGTCCGAGGTGACGGGTGGGGCTTATGCTCGGATGGCGGCGACGTGGGCCATGGTGGTGTCCAGAACCGATCTGGCGGCCAACACGGCCACGCTGGAGTGGCCGGCCGCCACGGCGCCATGGGGCACGATCGGCTACGCCGAGGTCTGGGACGCGGCGACGGCCGGAAACCGGCTTTACTGGGGGCCGCTGGTCGATCCGACGGATGGGGTGACGCCGATCACGCGTTCGATCCTGGTGGGCGACATCATGCGGATACCGGCGGGCAACTTCACCGTTCAGGCGATCTGAGCCATGCCCGCGCCCCGGCCTTACGGTGTCGGGCCTTACGGAACCGGCCCATACTCGCGTTACCGGGGCGCGTTGTATGAGGTCGGCGGCGTTACTCAGATCAGTTTCAGCCTCGCGCCGCGGATCGATCGGGTCATGACATTGATGTGCGCGCCGTCCATCACCTTCTCGGTCCAGGCCCTCGCTTATCGTCTGGTGGGGATCGTGGCGGCGTCATCGATCCGGTTCGATCTCGCGCCGCGGGCGTTCACGGTGAAGACGGTGCGAAGCTGGTCCGAGATCCAGTTCCTGGTCCGGGGCGAACTGTTCGCTTCGTGGGTCATGCCGGCGCCGTGCGAGACGGGTGAATGGGCGCCGTCCGATCCGTGCGAGGTCGGCGGGTGGTCGATTCCAGGGGCCTGTCCGACGGGCGCGTGGACGCCGGAGGTGTGTCCCACGGGCGTGTGGGCCACGCCGACGCCGCCGCCCGGCACGTGGGGGAGCGCATGAGCGGTTACACGACGACGCCGAATTACGGACTGCTGAAACCCACGGTGGACGCCGATGACGACCAGTGGGGCACGCATCTCAACCAGGACATGGACATTCTTGACACGCAACTGAAGAGCGTGGCCAACAGCGTGCCGACGGGCGGCCCGTTTTTGTCGACCGCGGGTGGGACGATGACCGGGGCGGTGGCGTTGGCGGGTGTCAGTACCGCGCCGTTGGCCCCGCCGGGGAATAATACTTCGCAGATCGCGTCGACGGCGTTCGTGACGGCGGCGGTGCCGGCGGCATCGTCCACCGTGCCGATCATGGACGGGACCGGAGTGGTTGGGACTGGCACGACCTGGGCGCGGGCGGATCACGTGCATCCGAGCGATACCTCGCTGCTCGCTCGCGCCGGTGGCACGATGACCGGGGCGCTGGTTCTCGCCGCCGATCCGGCGGCGAACATGAACCCGGTAACGCTGCAATATTATAACGCGCACACGCCCGTCGGGGCGTGGATATTGAACAACGCCAACACCGGAGGGCGCGCGGGGCTTGATATTGCGGTGCCCGCGTTGGCGGCGGCGGGGGCGTTGTTGCTGGGGAATTTCGGCGCCATCGACACCCCCAACGTCGTCTGGAATGTCTATTACGACAGCGGCGCGTCGACGTGGCGCAATCGTTCCGGCGGCGGCGGTTGGATGATCTCGCCAGGGGGCGCGAATATTCTTTCCATCTCGTCGGTGGCCAATGGCGCGGCGGACAGCGCGGCGGCGGCGACGTATCGCATGGGCGTTCGTAACAACGGGGGTGTCGAGATACCGTATTTTCTCGGCACGGGCGCCGGTGCCACGGTCGCGTCGGACGCGCAACCCGGAACGATTCGCGTGGGTGGCGCGCTGACGCTGCTGACCGATCAGGTGCAATCGCTCGTCGGTCAGTTCGCCTCGAACGCCTACCAAACGAACGCCGGGGTGTGGAAATATCTCAACGCCGGAATGGCGACGGTTGTTTCCCACGCCGCGAACGCGGGATCGTGGACCTGGTATAACGCCCCCTCCGGTTCCGCTGGTGGAACGATCGCCTTGACGAACCGGATGTCGTTGAGCGCGCTTGGCAGTCTCTACGTGCCCGGCTCCATGGCGGCTGGTTACGTGCTTCCCGCGGCCGCCACGGGCAGTCTCCTGATCGCCGCCAACTACGCGATGAATGCCTACTACGACGGATCGAACTGGCGCTACGTCAACAACGGCGCCGCCGCGCTCATATGGCTCGGCGCCGCCGGTCAGATCTACTTCCAGAACGTGGGCAGCGCGGGCGCGGGTGCCACCATAACCTGGGGCAACGCGGCGATCTACGACGTCAACGGCGGCTTCACCGCGCCCGCCCTGGTTGGCACCAACACCATCACCGGGGGGTTCGTGCGCTCGACCGGTAACATCATGTGCGACAACGGAATGTTTTATATCGGGAACAACTATAACTATTACCTCGGGCGTAGCAGCAGTGACGGCGCGTGGCGTTTCGTTGAAAATGGCACGGTCAATTTCACCGTTCAGACCGATGGCACGGTGTTTCCGCGCGGCGCTCTCGTCACCCAGGGGAATAACCAGATCAAACCGGGCAATACCGGCTGGGGGCTTTATGTCGAAGCGGGAAGCGGTAACTATCTCCAGGTCTTTACTAGTAATTATTACTGGGTGTGGGTGCCCGCGAACGGAAATCTTGCGTATACCCTCGGCGGTAATCAGATATGGGTGATGCGTAACGATAGCTTGGCGTATAATTCCTGGGGGACCGTCGGCGGTAACGGGGCCTATCAGAACATTTCTGACGAGCGGCAAAAGCGCGATATCGTTCCGGCCACGCGCGGCCTGCCCGAGATCCTCAACGTCAACCCGATACGGTTCAAACGCAACGGGCCGAAGTTGCCGGATCGAGACGAGATTGGTTTCTCCGCGCAACAACTCCGCGAGGTGATCCCGGAGGCGGTGTTCGTCGCGGGCATAACCCTGGCCGATGGGTCGGGGAGCATGGACAGCGACGAGCCCTCGCTCTCCGTCGCGCTCGATCCAATCGTCGCCGCGCTGGTCAACGCGATGAAAGAACTTAACGCGCGCCTGATGGCGCTGGAGGGAGCCCACGCATGACGACGATTGTCATCTCCCCGCAAAGCGGGACGTATCCGTTCGGCGCGCTGACCAACACGCTGGTGCAACGGCTGATCGGCGCCAATATCGCGATCGAACGCCTGCACGAGGCGATCGCCACCGCGGCGTCGGGCTATACCGGCATCGAGGGCACGGAGTTCGAGGTGCCCACCGGGGGGTTGATGCAACCCAACGCGCCGCAAACATTGTTCGGCGTCATGGCGAACGACACGCCGGGGGATCAGGGTAAGGCGTATCGTTACGCGATGGATAGCCTTTACGATCAGTTCCAGACGTTCTGGGCGGCGGCGCAGGCCTACGTTCAGGCGCTCGATAACGGTCAGGGGATGATATGAGGAAGATCGATGCTTGATCCTGAAACAAAGTGCGTGGTCACACTTGAGGCGCGGGAGTGGAACGCCGTGCTGGGCGTCCTGACCGAGGCGGCGGTGCCGTGGCGGATCAGCAATCCGCTGATCGAGGCCATTCGCTCGCAATGCATGGCGTCCGAGGCGCGGGCCGAGGTGGCGTCGCCGCCGGTCATCGATCAGCAAATCCATGAGCAACGACAACCGTGAGCAAATCTGGCGCCTCGTGGCCGCCGGGGTCGGCCTGTTGCTCGGCGCCGTCGGCTATCTCATCGAGCAACGGATGATGTCGATGGAGCAGGAACTGGTAACGCTGCACGAGCAGGTCGCGCGCAACGCCGCGGTGAGCGAGGCCAACCGCGAGGTGTTGCGCCATCTCAAGGGAGGGTCACCATGACGACATTGGCGGGACAGATGAGCAATTCGGCGCAACCCAACGCGCAATGGCTGGTCGCCGACGGGAAACCTTATTACGTGTTGGACCCGACGCAATCGCGGCGGACGCCGTCCGGCATCTCGGAGGGTAATCGACAGGATTACATCAGGCGCGTCGGCTGGCAGGGCCGCAGGCGCGGCCTGGGTCCGTTGGGGTGGATTATCTGCATGCCCGTCGCCGCCGGCTACAAGGTCGCCGGGGCGGATGACGGGGTCGAGGCCAACCTGGTGCCCAACGTGACGACGACGACGACGGCGGCCGCCACGGCGGGCGCCACGGTCATCGCCGTGACCTCGGCGACCGGATTCGTCGTCGGGCTGCCGATCGCGGCGGCCGGCATTCCGGCGGGCGCCTCGATCGCGGCCATCAACAGCCTTAACATCACCCTCTCGGCTGCGGTGCTCGCGGCCGGCGTGGCCAGTGGCGCCACCGTCACCGTTACCCCGGTCGGCCCGCCCAACGTGGCGAAGCCGCCGGCCGGAACAAAATGATGGAGCAACGAAATGGCTGACGCTGTAACCCCGTATCTCGGCTTCACCCAGCCGGAAACCGGAGCCAGTCGTGACACATGGGGAACGAAGTTGAATGGCAACTGGGGCCTGATCGATCAGCTGTTGTTTATCGCCATGCCGGTCGGCGCGTTGATGGACTTCGCCGGCGGATCGGCCCCGCCGGGTTGGCTGATTTGCGATGGGCGGTTGATCTCCCGGACGACCTACTCGGCGCTGTTCGCCGTGATTGGCACGGCGTGGGGCGCGGGGGACGGGTCAACGACGTTCGCCCTGCCGGGAGCGTCGGCGCGGGCGCTGGTTGGCGCGGGGTCGACCGTGGACGACAACGGCACGACGATTTCTTATAGTTTCGCGCAGAAAACGGGCGTGCAGCAGCGGGTCATCGCGCAGACCAATTTGCCGGCGCTGGCGCTCACGTCCGATACGCAGGGCTATCATTCGCACGGCGGTGCCACGATGGTCGGCGCCAATCACACGCATTCGATGGATGTGCAAGGCAATCACGCGCATACGACGACGGTGAACGGGTCGCATCAACATGTCACCGACGCGCAGGGCGATCACACGCATGGCATTCGCCTGACCACGGTTGGTTCGGGCGGCTGGAACCTGCCTAATGCGGGTGTGCAGCCGGTGGCCGGCGGATCGACCGACGTCGCCGGAAACCATCAGCACAATACCGACGCGCAAGGCAATCACCAGCATACGACGGATGGGCAGGGCAGTCACCAGCACAACATAACTTATTCCGGCAACCTTCAGTTGGGCATCTACGCGGACGGCAACCATCAACACAATTTCAACCTCGGGGGATCGGGCACACCGCTCGTGTTGATCAATCCGTTGCTGGTCTGCACGAAAATCATTTTCGCCGGGCAGCAGGCGGCGTCACTGATGGCGCGCACCCAGATCGAGGGGACCGTGGCGAGCCTCTTATCGGCGCCGCTGCGTGGCGGGATGCTCACCCACGACCGCCGGCCGATATCGGCCAGGGCGGCGTGAGATGCCCCGCGCGCCGCAGGCGCCACCGCCCGGCGTCGTCCGCAACGGCACGGCCGAAGCGACACCGGGACGCTGGTTCGATACCAATAATATCCGGTTCAGGGGCGGCCTGATCCAGCCGGTCGGCGGCAACTCCGAGGTTCCCGGCTCATCGACCCCCGATCCGATCCGCGATTTGTTGACGTGGCACGACAACGCGGGCGTGCGTTGGGCGGCGCTGGGAACGGATACGAAACTGTATGCCTATCGCTTCGACACCGCGGTGCTTTACGACATCACGCCGGCCGGTGTTGGCCCATTGGAGCCGCCCGGCCCGCGTGTCGGTTACGGACTGGGCGATTTCGGCGTCTCGACGTTCGGCACGGCCCGCGATCCCTCCGACATCGGCGCGCAGGACATCGCCGCCAACATGGGCGACCGCTGGTCGATGGACACGTTCGGCCAGGATCTGCTGGTCGTGCCGACGCAGGACGGGCACTTGTTCCACTGGACGCCGACGGCGCCGGCCACCGTCGCGGCCGTGATATCCGCCGCGCCGATCGGCAACAAGGGCGTGTTCGTCACCGATCAGCGGCATGTCGGCCTGATCGGCGCCGACGCCGACCCGCGCAAGGTCCGTTGGTCGGATCAGGAGGACTACACGTCGTGGACGGCGACGGCGGCGAACATGGCTGGCGACAAGATGTTGCAGACCCAGTCTTACGCCATGGCGACCGTGAAGGTGTCGCAGGGTATTTTGATCTTCACGGCGAACGATCTGCACATGATGACGTATGTCGGGCCACCTTACGCTTACGGAATAAGCCAGATCGCGTCGGGTTGCGGTCTGGCTTCGTTACGCGCGCCGGTCGCCATCGGCAGCATTGTCATGTGGCCTGGGGCACAGACGTTCTGGCAGTGGGCGGGAAGCGTGCAGCCGGTGATGTGCGATGTCGGGGACTGGTTCTTTTCGTTGATGAACCGGGCCTATATCGGACGGATATTTGGCAGTCCCAATCCGGCGTTTTCGGAAATGTGGTGGGACTGGCCGGATGAGGGAAGCACCGAGTGCAACCGGTATCTGGCTTTGAATTACTCGGATCAGCGGCGGCCGTGGACGATCGGCGTCAGGACGCGCACGGCGGCTGATCCGACGGGAACCATGGACTATCCGATCCTGGGCGGCCCGGACCCGTTGGTGTCCGGGGGCGGCATGTTGTTCCTGCACGAGTATGGTTGGACCGATAACGGGAACGCGCGCGCGTCGGCCGGCACGGTTTACGCGCAATCCGGCGCCATCGTGTTGGGCGAGGGGGATACCCGGTTCGCGGTCAAGCAGATCGTGCTGGACAGCGCCGACACGGCGGCGAACATGGTGGGGTATCGGTTCATCGTCCGGGAGAATCCGCACGACGCGGCGTCGGAGTTTGATACCGGCCTGTTCACGGTCGAGCATGACGGGCTGATGGATGTTAGTTTTAGTGGCAGAACGATGCAGATGCGTCTGGAGGCGACGGTTGATGGTGACTTCACCGTGGGACGGCCCAGGCTACAGATGCGTCCGGCCGGCAAGAGGTAAGATCAAGAGATGGCGTATGCTCCGGTTGCTCCGTTCATCGCGCCATTTTCGGGTGACGCTGACCAGCGTCTTTCGGCGCTGGCGGAAGCGATCTCGCGGAAGGCTGACGTGACAAGTGAGCCGGTCTATTCGGGGGTCATCCTGCTGGCGCCGAATGGCACGGCGTGGAAGCTGACGGTGTCGAACACGGGAACGCTGGTCACGACGGCGGTGCCGAGATGAAAAACACGTTTCTGACGGCGGAAGAAAAGCTGCGGCGGCTTGATCTCGCGTTGAAGTGGGGCGGTCACCCGACGCACACGTTGAATGACCTGATCGAGACGATCAAGGCGGGCGAGGCGCAACTATGGGAGCAAGGGGATGGGTGCATCGTCACCCAGATCCACAAGTTTCCACTGTTCACGGCGGTGAATTACTGGACGATATCCGGCTCGCTGTCGGATTGCCTGGCGCTTGAGGACAGGATCAATTCCTGGGCCATCGCCGAGGAAGGCTGCTCGATGGCCACCGCCGCCGGCAGGCGAGGCTGGGGCCGGGTGGCGGCGCCGACCGGGTGGAAAGCCGGGATTCCGCATTTCTTCAAGCCGCTGGTTCCCGAGGGAGCGAAGTGATGGCCAATCCGCCGGATGATCAACAGCAAGCGGGATGGCGAGCGGGACCGGGCGGCGGCTTCTGGGGAGGGTTGTCATACCAACCCCAGCAACAGCAGCAGCCACAGCAGCAGCCACAGCAGCCGCAATGGCAGCCGCAAGCCGGCACGACCTACAACATCGGCGGCGGGCTCGATCAGGATGGCAATTACGGCGCCAATTCCGGCATGCGCTCGGTATTCGTCCCCGACATGGGCCAGACGCCGGACCAGAACGCCGCCATCAATCTCGGCATGCAGCAGGCGGCGGCGACCGGTCTGGGATTGCAACAGCCGGTCGGCGACGGGTCGTCCAACCTGATGGACCTCTTGCGGCAGGTGCGGGACAGCCAGACGCGGTTCGCACCCCAGCAACGACCGGCGGGGGCGCCACAGCAGACGTTCGGCCTGCTCGGCGGCCTGTTACAGGGTCCGGGCGGCGGCTTCTGGGGAGGACGGCAGTAATGGGCAGCAAATCAAAGCCGCAGACCCAGACCACATCAACCTCGACCTCGATCCCGGACTGGGTGCAGGGGCCGGCCCAGGAAGCCGTTGGGCGGGCCGAGGATCTGAGCAATCAGCCTTACCAGCCTTACACCGGGCAGATCGTCGCCGGGACGCCCCAGGATACGCAGGACGCCTATCAGGCGGTGCGGAACATGCAGGGGCAGACGACGCCCGCTTACAACACCGCGTCGAACGCGTGGCAGGGCGTGCTGGGAAACCTTCAGACGCAGACGCCCGAGCAGCAAATGGCGTATGCGAACCAGTATTTTAATAATTACCAAAATCAGGTCATGAACCCGGCGACGAGCTTGCTCTCGCCTTATACTTCGCAGGGTCCGCTGACGGCCGCGCAGGTCGGGCAGAACGCCCAGGCCCTGATGTCACCCTACACGCAGAGTGTGATCGATCCGGCGAACGCTCTGATGAAGCAACAGCTTCAGCAGAACCTGAACACCATCGGCGCGGGGGCCAACCAGTCGGGCGCGTTCGGCGGTTCGCGGCAAGGTGTGATGGAGGGGATCGCCCAGTCCCAGGCGGCGCTGGGCAGTGAGAAATACCTCGGCGACATGCTGAACCAGCAATGGAACGCCGCGCTGCCGATTGGTTACCAGACCGGGGCACTGGGCGCGCAACAGGGTTACGGAGCGACATCGGCACTGGCCGGCCTTTTGGCGCCCGGATACCAGCAGGCGAACACGTCGGCCGCGGGGCTCATGAACACCAACCTGGGACTGGGAACCGCCGCGGCGGGGCAGATTCCCAATCTGGCGACCGGAGCGCAGACGGCGGCGCAGAAAGATGCTTCGCTGTTGCAGACCATCGGCGCCGCGCAGCAAGGGCAAAACCAGTCGGAAATAGACGCCGCGATGTCGCAATTCTACGCGCAGCAGGATGATCCGACGCAGAAACTAAATCTGTTGATTTCGACGCTCGGCGGCGTGCCGTATGGCACGACCTCATCATCGACCGGGATGCAGACGTTGAACCGGAACGCCACCGCCGGCGCGTTGGGTGGCGCCGCGTCGGGTGCCGCCCTCGGGGGTTCTCTGGCTGGCATCGGCGCCGCGGCGGGGTCGGTCGTCCCCGGCATCGGCACCGCCATCGGCGCCGTCGTCGGCGGCTTGCTTGGAGGATTGTCCTGATGTCTGGAAGCATGGCTGATTGGGCGGCCAATATCGCTGATCCTGGTTCGAGTGTCGGCGCGCTCCCTTCCGGTTCTTTGGGATCAAATTTTTCCTCATCGAGTTATTGGCCGTCCTACGCCGGGGGCACCGACAGAACCGGCGTTGGCGGCGGGTGGGGCAATGTCGCGGGCGCGTTGCAGGCCGCCAGTAAAGGTTTCGGTGGCGGTGGCGGCCAGGGCAGCGAGGCGCAGATCGCCACCAATTCCGGCGCGGGCGGCGGCGTGCATCCGGGTAGCAGCACGCTCGAGGCCCTGGTGCAACTGCTGATGCAACGCCGCCTCGCATTGCTTCAGCAGGCGACGGCGGTGGGCACATCGCCGACGACCAAGGGGCTGCTGGGGGTCTGACGACGAATGGCGCGCACGCTCGATCAGATCGAACAGGACGAGAGTGGCGGGCGGAACGTCCGGAACGCCACGGGACCGGGCGGGACGCCTGAATCCACCGCGTCCGGGCCGTGGCAGATGATCAGCAGCACCTACGCCGAGGGGCGCCGGCTGGCCGGACTACCGCCAGGGTCGACGCTCGCGATGAACGACCCGATCGATGAACAGCGCCAGGCGGCACAGGCGATTTACGCGCGGTATGGCGATCAGCCGTGGGCGGCGAGCGCCGGCGGTGGCGGGAGAGGAACGATGGCCGACGATCAGAGCAACTATCCCCCACCATACACCGGAAGCGGGCAGCAACTGACGCCATCGCAGATCTTTGGCCTCTTAGGCATCGGCCCACAGCAGCGGGACGACACACCGCAAAGCTTCATTTCCAAACTTGGCGAGGCGCTGGGCGGTGGCGGTGGAGCGTTGACGGGCGCCGATCGGGAAAGCGCCGGGCTACGCGCGTTGTCCAACCTCGGCATCGGCCTGCTCTCACAGTCCGGCTGGCGCAAGACACCCACGACGCTCGGCGAGGCCCTCGGCGCCGGTCTTTCCAGGGCACAGCAGAGCGAGGTCGAGAGCCAGAACATGCTGGCGGCCTCGCAGCAGGCGCGTCTGGGGGCCGTTAAGGACGCGTTGAGCATTTTGAACGCGCAGCAAGGGCAGGCACTGACGGCGCGCGGGCAGGACATCACCCGCGCGTCCGATATCGCCAATCAGGCGACGGCGCGGCAGAACGCGGCGACGTCGGCACTCAACGCGACGACGGAACAAGGCCGGTTGGCCGTCGAGCAGGCGAAGCAGGCCCAGGCGGCCGAATTGTTCCGCCAGCAACAAAACGCGCTCTGGCATTTTCAGCACCCTGACGCCACCGGCCCGTCACCGTTCGAAACACCTGGAACGCCGACAGCACCATCAGCGGTACCACCCTCCGCGCCGTCGCCCCCGACGGTGACACCACCGGCACCCGGCCGCACCGAGGCCACGCCACCGCCCACATCATCGATGGACCAGCAGGCCCAGGCCGACGCCGACCTGATCCAGAAAGGAATCGACCGGACGGCCCTGGCGCGCGGTACTCAGGTCGCCGGTCCCGCCGCCGGTCCCGACGCCACCACCCAGACCGCCGCCCCTGTCGTTTCCACCGGAGAACGGCCGGCGCCATTCAGGTTCGATCCCGCGACGATGGATCTGACGGCGCAACAAAAGGAAGCGATCAACCCGGACTTCACACCGAAAGAGGAAGCTTACTGGCGCGGCCGCCGCGCCACGGTTTCCACCATCGAGGAGGCCAACGCGCTGGCGAAACAGGAACAGGAAGCGCGCACCGCGAAGGCCAATCAGGCGACCGCTGAGGTGGATAAATTACGAACCGAGGCATACAACACCTGGAAAGATAAGAAATTCCAGGCGACCGATGACGATCTGAGCGCGCGACAAATGACCCGCCTGCCGGGTGTCGCCTACATGATTGACAACGCCGGCAACATCACCTCGCACACGCCGCAACCAGATCCACAGGAAGCCGCGACGTGGGCGCGGCACATGACGCGTTATGAAGAGGGTTACGCCAAACCCTTTGATCAAATCAGAGGAATGAAAGACACGCTCGACATGATGGACGCCTTTGCCCACGGCCTGGCGGGGACGTATGGCGGCGCGGGCGGCTTCGTCGGTCACATGACCCAATGGCTGAAACAGGCGGGACAGGGATTGCCCGACTTCATCCGCCCCAACATGAGCGACGCCGAGGCCTACGCCGCGCTGTCCAATCGTCTCGTTCTGCAACTGAAATCACAAAACCCGCTGGGCGGTCAGACCAGCAACCAGGATCTGAACTTCCTGACCAATCAGGCGCCCGGACTGTCGACCTCCGTTGAGGGCCGGAAAATATTGTCCGGCGCGTTGCGCGCGTTGTGGCAGGGGCAGGCCGACACTTACCGCATCGCGACCGAGGAGATGGCGAAAAACCGCAATCTGAACGGACTTCAGGACCGGCTGGACAAAATGCCGCCTTCAATCCCGACATTACCGGGACGACTGGAGGGTGGCCTGGATAACTGGGCGAAACAAAACCGCATGACGCGCGGTAAGGTCTATTACGAGCCCAATGGCGCGCTGAATATCTGGAACAAGGAAAGTTATCAGTAATGGCCGACACCGCGGCGCCCGATGTGCTGGACATGGCCGATCCGGGCACGCGGGCGAAGTTGGGGTTGCCCCCACTGGGACCGGCGCCGGGCCAGACGGAGCCGGCCGCGTCGGCGCCGAGAGGCTCGATCATGGGCACGTCGTGGGGTGATCCGCGCGGCGGCGTGCCGTGGGATGTCGCGCCGATGCTGCCGAAGGCCGATCCAAATCTGATCGACACGACCGATCCTCGGGCGCGCGAGGCGGCGGGATTGCCGCCACTGCCCAAGGTCAGGATTGAAGGCGACATGTATGGCCCGGAGCATTATGAGCGGGTCACCGACGATCCGTTTCTCAGGATCGGGCGCGCCTTCAACGCCGGGGTGGACGCGGGCGCGCAAGGGATATTGACGCCGGGGGCTCGGCGCGTGCTGGAACAAGGCCCGGTCGGCGAGATCGAGAGTTATCTGCTGCGCGGTGTCGCGGGGCTGGGAACGGGCATTGGGAGCGGGGTGCTTCAGGCCGGCATGGAAGTCGGTAACCTCGTCTCGCCCGCTTTAGGACGCGACATCGCGGGTTATCTTCAGGCACTCCCGGCGATGGGGCCGCATATCATACCAAAAACATCCGTCTCGGATTACCTCGCCAACGCCATACCGCCCAACGCGGCGCGGCCGGCGCCGTTCCGGCCCCTCCCGGCCGACACGACGCGGCCACTAACCGGGTTCCCCGACATCGACACGCCCAGAACGCCGCCACCCATCCCAACGCCCGCCGAGGCGGCGGGGCCCAGCATGCCGCCCGGCACCGCTGTCCCCATCGGTTCCCGGCTCCAGGCGGTTCAGAACGCGCTCAACCTGCGGCGTCCCGCCGATGAACCGCCACCGGTTCCCCTGCCGCCAGGGGCAAGCATCGATCGGCGGCTGCGGGCGGTGTTCGATGCCGCTGACCTGCTGCGGGCCAAACCGCTGGACGTTATCGGCCGGACATTCACCGACCCGATTACCGGGGAGATCACGCCCGTCCAGAAACCGCCAGAACCCACGATCCCGTGGAGCGCGGCGGGACCGCGCGTCGTGCCGCGTCAGCCGCCGCCCATCCCCGAACCGCCGATGCAATCCTACGGCTTCCAGTTCGGCGTGCCAAAGCCAACGTCCGAGGCGCTCGGCCCGCTGCCGATCACGCGGCGGCCGAACGAGGAACAGCAGGGACAAGGGGGCCAGGTCGGCGCCATGGTGACGCCCGAGAGCGAGCTGGGGATTTCCCCGGCCCTGGCGGCGGCCTACCGCTCGACCGCCGAGGGGTCGAAATTGCTCGAGCGGCAGGAACCGGGGTTCAAGGACGACAAGGTCTACATCCCCGGCCTGTTCCCTTCCCAGGCCGAGATCGAC